GCTTGGTGGTGTTCGACGTGGCCATGTGCAGGTTCCTTCCTCAGGATGTGCAGGTGGGCAAGGCATAGGGGTGGTGGGGCGGCGACCTGCACGAGCACCGCCCCACCACGTGTGAGGCCCGGTCAGCCGCCGGCGGGCGGCTCGGGCACGTAGTTCGGATCCGTCTTGAGGTCCTTCCACAGCCGCTTGTTGCCGTCCGGGTAGATGTTCAGCCCGACGTTGTACGTCGTCATGGTGTTCTCGGCCTCCTGGATCTCGGGCAGTTCGCCGAGTTCCACGGTGGGGATCACGCGGCGCTTGATCTTCGCGCCGTCGCGCAGCTCCAGGCCGACGCGGAGCTTGCGCCTCTCGGGGACGTAGATCTCCGAGGTGATGACCCCGTTGGCGACGGTGCGCGTGCTCTGCCCGGGGTTGACCAGCTCGAAGGTCGTCGCGTTGTCCTCGAGCATGACCACGGTGATCGCGCGCTTGTGCTGGCCGTAAGTGGTCCTGACCAACAGGCCGCCCCACGCGAAGTGGTCTTCGCTGGACTCGTCCGCCGTGGTGGTCAAGCCGTCGTCGCCGTTGAGCAGGCCCGCGGGGACCCACAGCGGGTCCCAGTCGGTGGTCAGGTCGGTCGGTTCGGGGGCGGTGCGGGTGAAGTCGAAGAAGACGTCCGCCCCGCTCCAGATGTCTACGTTTTCCGGGTTCCCGGCCATGCCGGAACCTCCTTCTCTCGGTGAGTGTGCAGGTGGGCCCGGCCGGGCCGGTCAGATCAGGGTGGTGTGGCAGACCACGCGCAGGAGCGCGCTGCACACCGGGATGTCGGTGTCCTCGTCGTGGCCATGCACGAGCCCGCCCGTCGGGCGCATGGACCGGATCACCTGGTCGTGGTACTCGGCGAGCAGAGCCTGGGCGAGCACGGCCAGGTCGTGCGCGTCGTCCTCCGTCTCCGCCCAGGCGGTGAGGCGGACCAGGCCGCGGGCGGCGGCCGGGTACTGCCACGGCTCGGTGCTGTCGATGGCGACCAGGACATACGGGAGTCGCCGCGCCTCTGGGCTCGCGGCGGCGGGGATGGTGTGCCCCACCAGCACTCCGGCGGCGTAGGGCTCGGTCCGGGCGGCGAGCAGGGGCCGCAGCCCCCGGATCGCCGGGGCGCGGATGTCGGGCAGGGCCCTCACGGACGCCTCACCTCCAGCCCGGCCTGGGCGGCTGCGCGGGTGAGACGCCCGTGGATGGCCTGCTGCTCGGCGGGCACCGCCACAGAGGCGGCCTCGCGGTCGGTGGTGTACTCGCGCACCGACGCTGAGGGCCCGGCTCCGGCAGCGACCCGGCGGGCGGCGGCGTTGACCACGGCGCGCATCGGGGCGGCCTTGAGGATCTTGCGGATGCCGCCGGAGTCGACGCGCACCTGCCACATCACCTTCGTCCCGGACACCTGGCCCCCTCACTTCGCGCGCTGGAGCGCGACCTTGACGTGGTGGACCTTGCCGGTGAACGGATCCGGCCACCTGCTGACTTCGCCGACGACCTCGGTGGTGTAGCCGTCGAACTCGATCCGGTCCTCGGGCAGGATGTCGGCGTCCCGACCGGGGGCGGTCTGTAGCCACCACCCGGTGACGACGCGGACCCCGGACCCGTCCCGGGCCTCCTCGGTCGTCCTGGGCGCGATGTTGAGCTGCTCCAGGGGGAGGCGGTCCACCGCGCCGGGGGACCAGTCCGGGATCTCTTGTCCGGACCGGTCCACCCGGGTGCCAGCGCGCACTCGGATCGCGTGCTGGTGGAAGAGCAGGGTCACGCCCGATCACCCCGCAGGGCGTAGCGGGCGACGGCGTCGGCCCAGTCCTGGGTGACACCGACGGCGGACTGAGTGCCGAACGTCGTCGACTGCCCGTCCACGCTGACGCTCTGCACGCCCTTGATGATGTTCCAGGCGGCCTCGGCCTGCTCCAGCACCACGGCCTGCACGTCCTCGGGGACAGTCTCGTAGCCGTGATCGCAGGTGACCCGCACCGACCGGAGCCGGTCCGGCCACCGCGCCCAGCGCCGGAGCACACCCTCCTCGGACCACTCGAAGTCGCTGGCGGCCAGGGCCTGCCCGTCGATCTCCACCCGGTGGACGGCGCGCACCGGGCACGCGGGCAGCAGCAGCGTGGTGCTGCCGTCGCCGTTGAGCCAGATCTCCGCGCCGTCCACGCGGGTGAAGGACACCGGGGCGACGGCGCCGAGAAACCGCCGGGAGGCCGCGCGAAGGCGGGCCAGCAGCTTCGGGTCGTCGGCCGACACGCCCAGCACCTCGGCCAGCTCCGCAGGGTCAGCGAGAAGCCCCGCCGGAATCGCCATCGCCAGCGCCCTCCTTCGCGGCGAGGATCTCCTCGCGCTTGCCGAGGATGGTCGACCTCGCCTTGCCGTCGGCCTCGGCGTCCAGGACCCGGGCGGCCTCGTCGTAGTCGGCGGTGCCCAGGTAGGCCAGGACCGCGTCGACCCCGTCGGCGGACGGGTCGAACTGGCCCGGCTCCGTCGAGCTGGGCTTCGGCGCGGGCCGAGTCTGGGCGGTGCGGGTGGACAGCGGGCCCGACCGGCGCGGCGCGCGCCGCGCGGCCTGCTCGGCATCCTCGGGCCGGTAGCGGATCCCGTCGATCACACGCATCTTGTGCTCGGTCATCAGACACCGCCCTCGGCCGGGCTCACCACGACCATCCGGTTGGGCTTCCAGATGACCTGAGCGGCCCGCAACTCGGCACGGACGTAGACCATGTTGCGGCGGGCGTAGTCGGCGTGCTGGGTGAACGCCTGTACGGACAGGCCCTCGCGGTCCAGAAGCGCGATCTGGGTCCAGTCGCCCAGGATCACGGTGCCCGGGGTGAGCCGCTCGGAGACCGCGCGGGGGCGGCCCCACAGAGTGGCCGGACCGGAGGTGAACGGGCCCGCTCCGAAGAACCGCTCGTTCGCGTCCTGCATCAGGTCCAGGGCCTCGTCGTCCTCCGGCGAAACCAGAATCGCGGTGACGGTTCCGCCGGGCAGGCGGGTCACACGGGTGATGCCCTTACGGACCGCCTTGACCAGCGGCATCGCGTCGGCCCCGGTGGTGTACTCCTCGGCCTGCACGCCCGTGGTGTGCAGCAGCCCGCGCGGCTCGCCCGAGGTGCCGGTGCCGTTGAGGAGCTTGTCCTCGATGACGCTGTCCAGGCTGTAGCGCAGCTCGTTGTCCATGTAGGACGAGAACGCCGGGGCGTCCGACAGGAGCTGGGTCGTCACGTCGTAGCCGTCGGCGTAGGTGTACACCTTCGCGTCGGCGATGTTCGTAGTCATGTCTGACAGCGGCTTGAGCGCCGCCGCGTCGGAGGGTCCAGTGGACTCGGGCACGATCGCAGCGTTGCGGGTGACTCCGGTGACCTGGACGTACTCGAAGTTGCCGGCGGTCTGCCCGCGGCTGATCAGGTCCAGGACGGTGAGCCGGTCCCGGTCGACCTGGTCGACCATGGGCATCCGGACGTTCTGGATACGCGCGACCGGCGTGCCGAGGGTGGCCTTGCGGCCGATGCCCAGGTCCGCGAGGTTGCCGACCTTGACGCGGCCGATGTTGATCGGCGTGCCGGAGCCGACCCCGCTGGGGTGCTCCTGGGTGAACGCCTTGTAGGCCGGGGACTGGACGAACTTCTCGCCCATGCTCTCGGCCTTGCGACGGCGGCCGCCCGATCCGGTGCCGGTCTTGACCTCCGGCCCCTCCGGGTCGTCCTCGGTCTCGTCCTCGTCGGGGGCGTCGCCATCCTCGTCGGCCAGGGCCTTGATACGGGCTGCGGCGTCGTCGGCCTTCTTGATGCGGGCCTTCAGGTCGGGGATGGTCTGCCCCAGCTGCTCGGCCTCGGTGATCTGCTCTTCGGTCAGGTCGCCCTTGGCGGCGATCTCGTTCAGCTCCTTGGCGCGCTTGAGCGCCTCGGCAAGCTGGGCCTTCAGGTTCACAGGGTGTCTCCGATCAGTGCGGTCAGGGTGAGCCGTGCGGCGGCCTGAGCGGACCGGCCGGGCGACTTGGCGGGCGGGGCGTCCGGCTCGCGGGCCGGTTCGCCGCCGTGGGCCGTCTCCCTGGCGGGCTGGCTGGCGTGCTTGGCGTCGTCGTTGGTGTCTTCGGGGGTGGCTGCGTCGAGCACCGCGCTGATGGAGTCGCGGGCCTTCACGAGCCGGTCGTAGTTGGCTTGGCTGAGCACGCGCCCGGCCTTGATGCCGCGGGTGAGGTCGGCGGCCTTGGCGGCGAGCAGCTCGGTCTCGCGGTTCGCGCCGATGAGGCAGGGGCCGACCTCGTGGACGGCGAGCTTGCGCAGCTCGTAGTAACCGCCGTACCGGTGGTCTTCCACGTCGATCCAGCCGCCTTCGAGCACGTCGTAGGCGAAGCTGAACTGTGTGACCCTCCGGCCCTTGAGCAGGCCGTAGACCTGCTTGGCGGTGGGGTTGGTGTCGAGGTCGTCGATCTGCGCGGTGACGACCAGGCCGTCATCGGTCTCGTTCGCGTCGATGACGTGGCCGATGTGCGCGAACGGGTTCGCCCAGTCGTGCGACCAGATGAAGGGGATGGGGTCCCCGGCGTCCTTCCACCGCTTGAGGTCGTCGGTGAAGGCGCCCGGTGCGACGACGTCCCCGTAGCTGTCCTCGTTGCCGAAGACGGAGACGAGGGCCTGGACCTGCCCCTCCTTGAGGCCCTGCTGTCCGCCCGTGGCCTTGACCCTGGCGGTGAAGCTCTTGGTGTTCACGTCACTCCTCCCGCTCGTAGTCGAGGCGGCATTTGCAGTTGGCGGTCTCCTCGGTGCGCCCCGACCGGTCGCCCGGCCAGCGCAGCCCGTTGCTGAAGACGTCATCGATCGGTGTGCGTTCGCCGTTCTGGGCCCGGTGTGAGGGGCGGGGCGAGGTGCCGCCGGTGCGCCACACCTTCAGTCCGAGCCCGCTCGCGTGCGCGGCGTCCTGCCCGCCGAAGCTCCTCGCCTCGGTGGCGATGGTCTGGCTGTACAGGGCGGCCGTCGTAGCCCATCCGGCGAGGGCCGCGGCGGCGGTCTCCTCCCACCCGTCGTCGGCCAGGGCCTCCTCGACGGCGGCCGTCGTGGTCTCCTCGAAGTCGCTCGCCCAGGTGGCGGCGGCCGTGGTGAGCCACGCCAGCATCACGTCCGGATCCCAACCGGTGGCGTCCGGGTTCCAGGTGGCCAAGGTCTCCCACGCGCCCACCTGGGCCAGCCGGAAGTTCCGGTCACCGATGAGCTGGGCGAGCTGGGCGGCCCGGTCGTCGGCACCGGCCAGCCACGGGTCGAGGCTGGGCACGGCCTTCACGCCGAGGAGGGATCGGAGCCGGTCCGCGGTGTCCTCGGCGTAGCCGACCAGGGCGGCCTCGAACGCAGCGTGCTCGGCGGCGAAGTCCGCCAGGTCCTCCGGCCGGCCCGACTTGATCAGGACCGGCCCCCGGATTTTGGGGGCGGCGCCGTATCCCGGGGCGAGGCGAGCCCGCCCACGGTGACGTTGAGCGGCACCACCAGTTCGTCGGCGTGCTCGATCTTGGGCAGGTTCATCCGGGCACGAGCCTCGGCGCGGAGCATGTACGGGGCGCCGACCGCCGAGGACAGGACCCGGGCCTGCTCCTCGAAGCTGAGCCTCATCTTCGACTCGACGTTGGCCTCGACGTACAGCGGCCGCCCGTCGGCGAGGTCGGGCACGAGCATGACGTTGAGGACCTGCTCCAAGACCTCGATGATCGGGCCCAGCGAGTCCCGGTAGAGCATCTGCCGGTAGGCCTCCACGTTGGAGTTGGTGCCCTCGCGGGCGCCCACCAGCTCCGGGGCGATGTGCCAGGCCGAGGCCACCTCGGCGTCGGTGAGCTTGCGGCCCTCCAGATCTCCGGTGTCCCGGGGGCTGAAGGCGTCGACCTTCTTCAGGACCATGCCGTCTTCCAGGATCGGCGTCCCGCCCTCCTGGCCACCGGTACGGGTGAAGCGGCGCCAGGAGTTGATGAACCGCTCGCGGGCGCCGTTCTTCGTCCAGTCCGGGGCGTCGGCCGGCCGCTCGATCACGGCGGGGACGCGGGCGCCCCGGTCCCAGATGCCGCGCCGGTAGGCGACCGCCTCGCGGGCCTCGGCCAGGATGTCGGCCAGGGTCTCCATGGGGCTGGTGCCGTTGGCGCCGCGCGGGGCGTACCCGTGGTCGAACACGTAGTCCGCGGGGTCCTCGCGGGTGTGCTGGCCGTCGGCGGTCCAGATGTCGATGGCGGCCACGCGGTCCAGGCCGTCGGCGACGAACCGGAACCGGCGGGCCGGAACCCTGATCAGCTCCATGCCGCCGTCCAGGCCGGGCACCTTGCGGGCGCACCACCGGTCATGGATGAGCCAGTCACACAGGACCCCGTGCCAGAACCGGAACGGGATCACCCGCGGGGAGGGCTCGGCCAGTACACGGGCCAGGGGGTGGTCGGTCACCCGCTGGCGGTCCCCGTCGGACACCCGCTCGTAGACGTGCAGCGGGATGCTGGCGATGTTGCGGGCGATGAAGTCCACGACCTTGCGCACGCTGGGCTGGGTTCGCCACACGTCCGGGCCGGGCCCGAGCGCGGTCATGTCCGTCAGCGGGATGCCCGGGTCGACGACCTGGATGCCGGCCTCGGCCAGGTGCGAGCTGAGCTTGCCCAGGGACTCGAAAACGGCCACCTCACACCACCTGCATCCACAGCAGCGAGGCCCGGGGGATGATCACGGTGCCGTCGATCGGGGTCCGCCCCTGGGGTGTCACGGCAGCGGCCTGGCGCAGTTCCAGTTCGCGGCGTCCGGCCCGGGACACCATGCCGTGCAGGGTGCTGCCGTCGGTGAGCTGGGCATTGATCCGGCGGCCGATGTACCAGCGCATCTGGCCTCCTCTCGGTGGTGGGGCGGTCAGATGATCAGGACCTCGGCGTCGTCATCGTCGTAGGCCGAGCGCTTCGCGGGCTCGCGGGTCATGGCCTCGGCCATGGCGTTGTTCAGCGCAGAAACGCCGTCGATCTTCTCCCCGCTGGTCTTCTTGCTGGGCTTGACGTTGCCCGCGGCATCCATCTCCACCGCCAGGTTGTCGACCATCCACCGCATGACGGGGTTGCCGCCGTGGCGCACGAGCGGGGCCTGGGCGGTGCCCTTGAGGACCAAGCGCTGAAGCTCCTTCAGCGGCGGCGACTGGGTGACGAAGCCCTGGCGGGTCTTGATCATCGGGGCGCCGTCCTCGATGAGCTTGTTCGTCAGGGGCGTGGCGTTCCACGGGTCGAAGCCGATCCCGCGGACGTCGAAGGCGTCCATGTCCTGGTCGATGACCGCGCGGATGTAGTCGTAGTCGGCGACGTTGCCCGGGGTGGTGGTGAGGAACCCCTGGCGCACCCACACCGAGGCCATGTTCGCCGTGCGCTTGTCCAGCTCGCGGAGGTTCTCCTCCGGGGTCCAGATCCGCCACAGGGCGTCGTAGCCGCCGGTGTCGTCGTCGGGGAACAGCCAGCACAGCGCGCACAGGTCCGAGGTCGACCCGAGGTCGAGTCCGCCGTAGGCCTCCCGGCCGCGCAGCGCCGACTCGGCGACCAGCCCGGCGTTGCGGTCCCAGGCCTCCAGGCTGAGGAACTTCGTCTCCTGCTTCGTCCTCACGCCCAGGTGCAGCCGGAGGTAGGAGGCCAGTTCCGCCGGCGACTGCTTCGCCTTGGTCGCGGCGCGGGCCAGGTACGCCCGGGTGGGCGAGATGCCGAACCCCGGGTTCGCCTTGCGCTGGACCTCCTCCAGAAACGGGCGCTCGCCGTGCTGGTCCTCCTCGGGCACCGCCCAGATGACGCCGTACACGCTCGGGTCGGTGAGCACCCCGCGGGCGAGCTGCTCGATCTTGCGGCGCTTGGTGTCGTACACCGTGTTGCGCCGACCGGAGTCGGCGGTGGTGATGATGACGATGAGCGGCTGGTCCCGGGAGCCGGTGCCGGTCTCCAGGGTCTCCACCATGTCCGGGGACTTGTGGACGTGCAGCTCATCAATGAGGCCGGCGTGCAGGTTCGCGCCGTGCTGGGCGTCGGCGACGGAGCTGATCACCTTGAAGTAGGACCCGGACTTGGGGTGCAGGATGATGTCCTTGTACGCCTTGACCTTGCCCTTGAGCCCTGGGGCCTTGTCGGCGAGGTGTCGGATCGGGTCGAAGACGAACTTCGCCTGGTCCTTGGTGGTGGCCGCGGCGAGAACCTCCGCGCCCTGCTCGCCGTCGGCGGCGGTCATGTAGATGCCGATGCCACCGACGATCGTGGACTTGCCGTTCTTGCGGGGCAGGTCGACGTACAGCTCGTTGATGATGCGGACGTACTTGTCGGCGTCGGCGTCCCAGCGGACCCACCCGAAGACGGGCGCGAGGATGTGCCCGACCTGCCACGGGTCCGGCTTGAGCGGCGTGCCCGCCCACTTGCCCTTGGTGTGCCGGAGCACCCCGAACGCCTTGAGGACCCGGTCGACCTTGGCCGGGTCGAAGACGGCGCCCTCGACGTCCCGGGGCTCGGGGGTCTTGATCAGCGGCGGGATGTCTGGGAGCTGCATGCCGCGGCTGAGCAGGTACCAGGCCACTTCCGGGCTGAGCTTGAGTCGGGCGAGTTCTTCGGAGTCGGGCAGTTCGACGTCAGCCGAAGACGTTGTCGTCGTCGCCATCGTCTGGCCTCCTCGACAACGCCTGCTCGGTCGACGGCGTCAGGCCGAAGTGGGCGGCCCACGCACGGACTTCGCGCTGGGCGTTGCGGGCGATGGCGACCGCCGGGTGGGGGAGCGTGCCCTGGGCGGCCTCGATCGTCAGGCCCTCCTTGGCAACCTGGCGGGTCGCGGCGACGAACGTCGCCCAGCTCTCGCAGTACGCGGACAGGGCGGCCCGGTCCGATTCCTTGAGCAGGTCCAGGCGGGACAGCTCGGGCACCACGCGGCGCCACTCGGCGGCGGCCTCGCGCGACAGCCAGGTTGGGGCCTTGGGCGGGATGCGGGCGAAGGCGGGCCCCGGGTTGACCTCGCGGCCTCCGGAGTCGCGGCCGGGCGAGCGGCCGGTCACGAGCTTGAGCGCGGCAGGCTTCGGGGTGCGGCCCATGGGCGGGACCCCCCTTCAACATTCTGAGCGCGCGTGTGCGGAGTTAACCGCGGCGCTGTCCGCTATGTCCGATTCCAGGATCCGAACTCCCCTTCCCCCTGGTGGGGGAGGGGGTGGGACCGGTCCAGGTGGCGGGCGATGGCGCCCAGGGCTGCGGTGTCGTCCTGGACGGGTGTGCGCCACTCGCAGTAGGCGATGGGGCAGCAGTGCAGGCCCGGCGCCTCGACATGCAGGGTCGCGGTGTCGTGCCCGCGGTGACGGAGCATGGCCAGCAGCTGGTCGGTGTAGTGGTCAGCCATCAGCGGCGGTTGTCCTCTCTGCTCTTCGCGTCATGGCAAGGATCACAGAGCGACTGAAGGTTTGTCCGGTCGAACTTCGCGCCGTTCTTCGCGAGCGGCGTGATGTGGTCGACCTGCGTGGCCTCGGCTCCGCAGCCGCGGCATTCCGGGTTGTCACGTAGGTGCTTGTCGCGGAGCGCGCGCCACTGCCGAGTTCCACCGCGGCCCCACGCTTTCGAGCGGCGCTGCCAGGGCGGGGGCTGGTGGTCTTCGCATCGGCCCCTGTGGGTGGACACCTCGGGGCAGGGGCGGCCGTCATCTCCCCGGTGGCCGCATCGGGAGGGGGCGGCGTAGGGCACCGGGGAGATGAC